CAGTGGCGCACTGACCCGGAGGATCAGGGCGTCTATGGCGAAGGCATCAGCAGGCCGCGCCATGGTGCTCGCACTAAGGAGTATCGCCTCTTGATCTACCCCAGTGGCGCCAGGCCAATGCTCTGGATCACACGCGCCGAGAACGTCGGTGCTGCGATCCGTTATGCCAAGAACCGCTGGCCATCCGCTGAAATTGAAGTCGCATCATGACCGAAAACCAAACGATCATCCCGTTCCATCGTTCGTTCTTGCTCGGCAAGATCGTCCACATCGATAAGCTCGCCGAGCTGACCAGCGCCGAGCTGGAGCTGCTGAACGTCGAGACCTTGGCCTCACTGCAGGAAGCTCGCCACAATTACGAACTGATCGAGAACAAACAGACCGAGGAGGCCAGCACCGAGTTCCGCAAGATCAAGATCGCTGGCTACTTCCAGGCTGCAATCCAGATCGAGCTGGGGAAGCGATGAACGATGCTGCCCGTGCTCGCCTTTACAGCCTGCTCGAAGGCAGCAACACCTTCAAGGCTGGCCAACAGTCAGAACGTGATCGGCTCCGCCTGCTGATCGACATCCGCATCGATCAACTGCGGGGCCCTCCGCACCGCCCGCCGCCCCAAACCGTCGAGCTTGAAGGAGCAGGCGTTGAAAGAACTTGAGTGGGTGGACAAGAACTTAAAGATGCCTCTCTTAAATCAGTGCACTGCCATTCACACCATCCGCCGCGCCCTGGAGCAACTCGATGACTGACTTCAGCATTGATTCAGAAGCTGGTCGCATCGGTCAGTTCTGGTGGTTCAACACCAACAACGTTGACCGCCTCTGGCTGGGAAACGTGTCACCTTGGGTGAAGAAGTGGTGCATCCGTTGGGGCACCTGCGGCATTGGCCGCGACATCCACGTTGTAATGGCACCTGCCCATGACTGACCAATTTGTTAGCACCAACAAAATGGTGCCCGCACGTGAGCTTGTTCAAAAATGGGCAAACGAAACGGACTACGACGAACGCAGCTGGCTTTACGAGATCCACATAGCGAACCGCGCTGCTGCGTGGGGAGCTGACCAGCAACTAACAGCAGCTGCGAAATGGTTGGATCACAATGCCTTGAATGAACCTCACCTAAGGATCACCCCAGTGGGAGAATCATTGAAGGAAGCGATGCGTCCAAAAAGTGCAAAGGAGCGGGCATTGCACGATCTTCATGCTGCTTATAACGCGGATCAAATTGATGACCTTACTTACCAAAATATCCTTTGCGCTTTGGGCCAGCTTGCTGGCTAACTTTACCAACACAAGTGAAAGCGACTAATCACCATGACTAACCAATTCCGTGTGGCTGGACAAAACCTTCAGCCCAATTCCATCATACTTAACACAAAAGACACTAAAGAAATTGCCAAGTTTACTGAAGACGGTTTCTACTACAAAGGTGAGTTTGTTGATGACGCCGGAGAGGTGCATCGTTTGTTCAAAGAGGTGATGTATGAAATGCAACACAGCAAGTGGAAAGATTTGTGTAAAGATCTTGTAAATGATCTTGCGTGGTGGCTTGAAGGTAATTGCAAGCCTTCAGATTATCCAGACAAGGAAGAAGCTAGTTTTCAATTACTAAAACGTGCTGAAAGCGAGTTAAAACTTGATGAATCCATTAGAGGAAAGGACTAATGACTAACCAACAACATCCAATCATCCCATCCCCTGAGTTAGTGCAGCAATGGCGTGATTCTCCTGAATACACTGACGGAAAACGAAAACTTGTTATGGTTACGCTTTCAGCTGGAAAGCTACAAGACATTGCCACTAAAGCTTCGCAGTGGGGTGCTGATACAGAATTATTAGCCTGTGGTAACTATCTCAAGCACTGTGCCGCATGGGAAGAAGAAGATGTGACTGAGTTTTATAATTATCGACGCCCAAGACCGCCAAGCTTAAAAGAGCGAGCACTAAAAATTCTTGAAGAAGAACCAGAAGCAGACGACATGAAAGAGTTAATAGTGTTTGACACGGCTCAAGTAGAAATTATTCGTCGCGCTTTGGAGCAACTTGATGACTGACCAACAACATCCGATTACCCCACCGCCGGAGCTGCGTCAACTCTGGGCACAGCAAGCACAGCGCATGGATCCACGCGATCCAGTGGCATGGCTTGAGCACATCGCTACCCAAGCCGCCCGCTGGGGAGCCGACCAGGAGCTGGAGGCGTGCTGTGAGTGGCTCGACGAACATTTAGCCTATGAAAATAATGTAACTGATAATCTCCGCGCCGCCCGCCGCCCGAAGCCGCCGAGCTTGAAGGCGCAGGCAATAGCCGCTTTGACTGAAGAACAAGCGGAAATGAGCATGGTCAATTACAAAACAATTCGCACCGCACTTGATTCCCTGCCCTCGTAGACAACATCACTAAGACCATGACTGAACTATCTCCTGCTGCGCAGGCGGTGTTGAAAGCAGCCTGCATCCACCACGGTTTATTCAACGAAGAAATCATTCAGCGTCGTCGCATGCTTGCCGCCGCCCTGCGTGCTGTTGCGGATTACGCTCAGCGTTCAAGTTATGCGGCCACCCCGTCTACCGATTGGGGTGATGGATGGAGGTCTGGTGTCAACGACACTGCCCGAGGACTCCTTGCCATCGCCACCGAGCTGGATGGTGCGCAATGACCACTGACTTCCGCGCCCTATGCGTTGAGTTGACCGACTGCTTGGAAAAAGCCGACTGGCCGCACCGCTACAAGGTCGTATTCCAGCAGTGGACGGACATCGCTCACGCCGCTCTAGCTGAGCCAGATGGACCGGCTGTATCCGATGACAGGGAGCCGGCCTCTGTCATCGATCAGCTTAAGCACCAGATGCTCAGCAAAACCAAGGCCGATCTGATCCGCCAAGTGATTGACCAAGCCTTGCGTGATACCGCTTCCGTCCACTGGCGAGTGACAGACACCGGCGAGCAGATCGTACGAGTCGGTGACCTGCTGAGGTGGGCTGAGCAAGCCGCAACCGAAATGGAGCAACTGCCATGACTGACCACATCCGCGCCAAGCTCGAGGCGCTGATCTCTGACTCGGGCATGTTCCACGCCGGCCAGTGCGAAGAGCGGCTGAGGCTGTGCGCGCTGATCGACGCACGCCTTGACCAGCTCGCGAACCTGCCTTGCCATCCGCACATCACGGCACGCCGGGAAGAACTGCTTACGATCCGCCAAGCCATGCAGCCGCACCAATGAACCGCATCACCCTCGACCAGCAACGCGCCGACATGATGGAAGCGCTCTACCGGGCCAGCGGCCGCACCTGCGGCACCTACACCGGCCTGTGGGAGGAGTTCTGCCTGGACATCGGCGCGAACTTCCGGGATACCTACTACCCCGACCTGTTCGCCCGTGTGATCAAGGCCATGGACGAAACCGGATCGGTCATGACTGAGAAGCAGGCGCAGCAAGCCATCGAGGTTTGCCGTCAAGTGCTGCTGGGTGAGAAGTGGCGGTGAGGTCGGCAACCAGCACCAGCTTCAAGCCAGGCCATGTGCCCGGCAATGCTGTATTGACGCCGCAGAACGCCATCGACATCCGAAAACTGCACGCTGCGGGGTGGACCATTAAACAGCTGACCGCGATCTATGGGGTCAGCTTCACCCACATTCACAACATCATCACCAGGAAGAAATGGAAGAACGCAGAGCAGCAGACCTCGTGAACCACCCGCCGCATTACAAAGCCGGCACCGTCGAGGCGATCGACTTCATCGAGTCGGTGATCACCAATGCGCCGCACATGGTCTTGGCATACCTGCAAGGGCAGGCGCTCAAGTACATGATCCGCATGTGGCTAAAGGGCAATGCCCTGGAGGACGCCCGCAAGGCGGAGTGGTATCTCAATCGATTGATCGCCAAGATGGAGTCATGCTCGAACACCTTCAACTGACCTGGATCGAGCGCATCGCGTTGCGGATACTTGCGCGCAGTCGGCGGATCGGTCTGTTGGTGATCAAGCCACACGGCTCTCGCCTGGTCTTTATCGCCAAGGACATGACTGATCCGATCGAAATCGTGCAAGGTGAGCCGATCACGATGCAACTAGAGCGGTTGTATCACCAACCCAGCTTTGGTGAGGATGAATGATCCGCCTGAAGTCCGGTCGGCTATTGCTTGTATGCGATCGCGCCGATCGGACCTGGCACGCGCGGATCACACTCGGTCCGAAAGCTGAACACCAGTTGGATGTCGACACTGGCACCATTCAGTTGCAGGAAGCGATGCTCCGCGCTGAGACCGTCTTCCAGGCAGCGCTAGCCAGCATTAGGCCACGCGATGCCGGAGTGATGTGCTGGGACTGCCTGCAGTGGGATATGGATAAGCACCGCTGCGAGTTGATGATCCCGGAATCGAGGCGAAGTGGCGGGCGATACGGCGCCAAATGCGAGATGTTCCATCGGGCATTGCCAGCGCCAGACTGATCAAGGCCACCTGGTCGCCATGTCCAAGCGTGAGTTCAACACGCCAATCAGAGAGCCGTGGAACGTGCTGATCCACCAGTCATTGCAGGCTATTGATCGCCATAACCGGCTCTGGTTCGACTCTGGCGAGGACTGGCATCTGCAGCAGGCGCAGGTATTGCGTGACTAT